GCCATCATCAGCAAGGGTGAGCCGGAAGCAATGTCCACTCCAGCCCTTGCGTAAGCCGTCGCCTGCTTGCCAATGAGGTTGGAATACCTTGCCTCAGATGTCTGCATTTTCTGCTGCATCTGATCGAGAGAGATTTGCGCGTTGTAATCGTAAGCGCCTTGCTGCTCCTGGCCTTGCTCATACTGCCCGAAGCCAGCAGCTATTCCAGCGAAGGCTTTGTCTCCGGCGAAGAGCATCATCAGAGATTGTGGGTCCATCAGCCCTCCTCGGCCACGGAAAGTCGTGGGGTGACACTGCGCAAGGTGTACGGAAACGGATCGCTATGCACAATATGAATTGTACCTTCATCGGTCCATTCGGCGTCTAAATCGTTTATTACGTTTCCGGTAAACAGCGTTGCCGGACTTCCGGGAGGGATCGGGTTCGGAGTTCCCTGCGTGTAGTCGATGTTGTAGAGGTGGCTTGCATCCGTGCCCACCATGCCACCAACCGATTCAAACATTGAAAGGTTGACGCGAGTGAATTTCTGCCTCTTGCTCTTCGAGGTATTCTTCTGATCGCCGAGTACTGGATTCATAGGTTCAATCGTGGATGAGTAGGGAAGCCCGATGGCGATCTGGTTGGCGTAGGAGCCGAAAACAACTGCGTCCGCCGTCACAATTCCGGTGAAGATTACCGCCTCATCCCCCACCGCCGTGACTTTCTCTCCCATCAGATAGCTCATTCCGGTAACCTGGTTCGTCACCTGCTCAACTGTTCCCCCGCCGGTGTAGGCTCCCCATGCGGTTGAGTCGCTGCCTTGAAGCTGGAAGGTATCGCCGCTCACGTTGGCCACGGTCCATGCCTGCAAGGGATTCGTGTTCACCTGAGTCATTCCCAGCACGCTCGCAATGGCTACCGTCTGCCCATTCACGAGCGTGTGACCCGGCGCTGTCACGACGGCGGGAACCGCATTGGTTATCCCAGTGATATTGAACGGTCCTACTCCCTGCCACTGGAGGCCGCAATTCACAAAGAAGGCGTTCGATAACTGGCCGAATAATTCCTGCGGCATGAAGTATTCCACGTACCGCTGCGTTACGCCGTTGATGGTGCGGTTGACCACCACCACGATCTGATCTTCTTGATTCTGCCCGGAGATAACGGCTACGGACTCAATCAATCCGGCTCCCATGTTAACGCGGAACCATGCATACACCTGGTCTTGCGTGTTGAAAACCAGACCGATCAACTGACCATCGTTCCGCACAGCCCAGTAAATCGGGTATGGTTCCATCTGAAAAGCAGTTTGCGCGATTCCCGACATTGCCGCCGAGGGGCCGATGGTGATGTTCCGGTTAAGCCGCGTAAGGTCGGTATTGTCCCACTGGTTCGTTACGAAGTTGTAGGCCAGAAACGTGACAATGCGCGCCGACCGGCTAACGAAGATGGCCGAGCCATTCACCACTTGCGGCTGCAACGAACTTACTCCTCCAGAGCTTTGCTGAGAGGCGGTCACATCGGTTTGACTCAGAGCGGAACTGTTGGACCCGGCCACAATCCATATGCCGCCCGATGTGCCGATAACGAGAGCGTTTGGCGTTCCAACCATATTGAGTAGCTGATTCACCTGATTCGACACGAGGGTGTACTGGACGGCGTAATCGTTCGCGTTCGGATCACAGATGAAATCAGGATAGTCGTCCTCAACAGAACCGTTCAGTTGCGTCGGGTTGTTGTTGCTTCCGCCAACCATTAGCCGTTCCTGATACAAAGCACCGCAAGCGGGGTAATCTCCAGTCGCCGCGAACATCGCCACCACCTGCACAGCGAACCCGCCGCCTGTGTACTGCTGATAGCTTGAAGAATCAATGCTCGCCCCGGTGTTGGGGTCTTGAGGCGTGAAGTACCAACCAATGCCGGTTACGGTAGTTATTACCCCCGCAGAATCAGTTACCGATATTCCGACTGAACCGTAAGCCATTCCTGAAACAAGGAATTCTCCCTCATTCAGACTGACCAGCCCAGAACATTCGTTGATGTAAATTCTGCTTCCGTCCAGGAATGGTTGAGACGCGCTGCTACTGGCAAGCACGACTACGCAAGGGTTTGCCTGAGAAATCAAAGTGATGTTCTGGCCGAGAGCAGAGTACCCAGTCTTCACCACGTCCAGCGTGCCTCGATACGCCGGTTCTCCCGATTGCTGGCCGGGGAGCGTTAGGCTGTAAACCCATGAATTTCCACTTAATCGCTGAATCATTCCTGGCGGATAGTTGGGGTGGAATATCCACAGAACATCCGCGCTTTGAGTGCTGCAATCGAGAGCAAACAAATCAGATTCAAGGTATGGAGTTGCCAACTGCACGGGAATTACCGGAACATTTACCTCAGTCCAATACGACGCATTGGGGATGTCCGCAGGATTGAATGGGAACTGATCGTATTGATTGGGAGTGATACATGAGGCAACAAGATTCACGTTACTCCATGTGGCTTGATTGGAAGATGGAGCGGTGATCCACGGAGCAGCATAGTAAACTGAGTCGGGCGTAACGGTCCATAGGGAAGTGCTCACATAATTGCTGCTTCCATTGTTTAGTGAAACAAGAGATTGGATTGCCGACTGAATCAAAGCGGCTGCGTTATTTGCAGCAGTCGTTTTCGCCAATGCGATACTAATCCCCTGATTTGGCGACGTTCCTGTTGCCGTCACGCTCAACACATCAGAACTGTTGACTGTCACAATGATTGGAACTGTGTATGTGTTATACGTTCCGTATGGGGAACAGATATATAGAGTGCCGTGCGACGGCTTGACTATGCTGGCAAATGGTCCAACATTCACCGTGTTTCCATACACGTACGCCGTCTGGGGGTTATAGTTCGACCCTAGAGATGGTGAGTTTAAGATTGAAGCCGTGCACGTCCCATAGCTTCCGGTAACACTTGCGGTGGGTGGCGTCATGCCCCCTGAACCGGCACTGACAGTTACCTTAAACTGTAGGGTATTGAGGTTGGACAAGCCAGATAATCCAAAGTTGTAGGTTAGGCTATAGGAGCCTGTCTCGCTAAAACCCCAACCTCCAAAACTAATCCACGTTGCTCCGCTATCGATTGAATATAAATAGGTTACTGACCCTCCACCTCCGCCATTCGATCCCCCAGATACTGATCCATTCGCATTCACCGATACGGATACCTGAATGCTCCCAGTCACAGGGACGGAAGAAAACCCTGAAGTTGTTGCAGAGTTTGTCGAGTTTCCTCCAGTAATAGAAGTGGACGCGCTAGTGCCTGGAATAGACCAGCTTCCTCCTCCTCCTCCCCCCCCGCTTCCGCTAAATGGAACCTGCAAAGCCAATCCAAGTGACCAACTACCTTCAGTCGCACCTTCCCAGATGCGAACCATTCCGGCAGACAATTCTAAAATAGCTCCTTGGTCTGTCGAGAACTGGAACGGAACCAAGCGAGCCTTGTTGGTAGTGCCATTATTTGTAGCTCCGGCGAAGTACGTCCCCGGCATCTTCTTCGCGCCGCCCTCAACCAGAGGAACCGCGTTCTCCAAAGTACGACAAGCGGAGGAAAATTTAGCCAAGTCCGAGCGGCTTTCACATAAACCGCTGATCTCGCCCGTGTTGAAAGAATTTATGAGGACGTTCGGCATCAGTAGCGCCTCCCGAAACGGCGCCCCGCTTGCACCCATGACTGCGAACCGGCCTCATCCTGCAAATAGTCGCACTCTTGCTGAGCCGCCGCTGAGTTCAGCGTCGTGAAGTACATCTGCATCATGCTCTGAGCCTTCTTCGCATCCTCTGTGATCGCCAGCGCCAGTTCACCAGCCAGCCGATACGCAAGGCAGTTCACGAAGCCGGGGAGCAACTGCGTAAAGTCTGTGATGAGCCGGATGTAGTTGATGACGATGGGACGGGCAGTTGCGTAGTTATCGCAGTGCGGATAGTTGCTCAAGAGGTTGTTGGTGTACGAAACCCCGTCGGCGTTTAGAACCGCCTCGATGACATACGGCACAGCCTCGTGCGGGTGTACCGGAATATCTCGGTGGCGGAACCACCCATACCCTTCGCCGCCCCATCCCCACTCGGCTGCATCGGCAATGCGGCGCTCTTCCGGTATCTCTCTGGGCCTAACCAGCCTCAGATAATCCGCTGGCAGAGGATAGGCAAACTTGTATCCGCCCACAGGAGCTTGTGCGTTCTGCTGCAAAGCGACGCGAGTCTTGGCAAACTTCCATTCGCGCTCACTCAACACTTCCTGAAACACCATGTCCCAAACGACATTCACCTTGATAGCGTTTGGGGTTTGTTCAGTAAGAGAGCCGATAGTGCCTCTCGCCCCGATGCGCTGCAAACTCATATTGGCAATGGCTACCGGCGAATAGTTCACAAGGCTCCCCCCTAAAGAAAAGAGGGACGAGGCATTGCCCCGCCCCCGGTGAATGGTGAACCGTTCTAAGCAGCCGCCAATTCCAGCCTGGCCTTCTTCGCGGCGCGTCCCTTTGCGAGTGCTACCGCGAGTTGAGCCTTGCGCTCGGCAGTCATCGGCACCTTGCGCTTGTCAGGCTTGACCGGCTTGGCCTTGACAATCTCC